ACATCATCCAGGAACAATTGAGTTGTCCTGTGAACTACTCGGTTCGGTCTTTTGCTTTTGGGCTTTGTAGTGCCGTTAAAATAAAGATTCAAAACATCTGTTGCTTTTCTCAAGATTTCCAATTCAATCTCGGTGAATTGATTAAATAATTGTATTTGTTTCATAGTTTTATTTTGCTTTTCCTTTGTAGAATTTGTGATTGAAAATGGTTTGACTGAATTGGTCAAACTCCGGATTGTACTGATCCCTTTCAAACTGGTATGGTTTGGCTTCAGGAAGTTCTTTGTTCATTGCTTTCTTAATGCAATGTAGACCGTAACCCACCGCAAAAACGATGGGTGTTAAAACGATTGGGTAGATGATGTCAAGTGTCATATCAATTCAAAATTTTGTTTGCCCACTTTGTAGCATTGTTAATAGTTGCAAAATCTTTTGATTGCAAAACTTGTTCGCCATTAGAAGTGAATTGAACATAAAAGGCACGGACATTACCAGTAGCATCAGTAGAGATGTTTACTGCTTTTGTGTTTCTGTTATTTGTTATTGTGTGTTTCATAGTGATTCAAACTAACAACATTCTTTTCACTTATGCAAATTTATTTGCTGATTGGCTTTGTGAATGAACGATTTATTTTGTGATTGACAAAAATAGTTCCCCAGCGTAGTTCAATTTCTCATCAATGATTTCTTGGATGTCCTCTTCCAAAGTGATAAGAGTGGTTGTGAGCTTCTTGCCGATGGGCATTCGGGGATCATATGAAACAAACAAACCTTCTTCCAATCCGGTTGCAATCATCCCCATTTGCATCTGCCAAAAATACTCTGTGCGTTTGCTCTTCAACTGCTCGTTGTTTTTGATGAAGAAGTTTTGCAAGTGGTTGCCTGAATTAAACGGGCATTTGATTTCTACCAACTGATGACCAAGTGCATCAGGTGAATACCCACCCCATTCACCATAAGTGATGAAGGTGTATGTCTCTGCACCGTAGTATGTGAAGAAATCATCGGTCTGCTGGGAGAAATAGTGGAAGGCTTCCTTCTCGTGTTCCTTTCCCCAATCCAAAGCACGACCATAAATCTCCGATTTCGCACCGGTTAGGTATTCCGCTGCCTTCTCAAACACAAATGATTTCGCAGTTTCCGACAAGAACTCCGATTTGTTTTTCGGAGTTCCCATCAGTTTGTGAATTTCGGAAGCGGTGAAGCGTGAACTTCTCAACCTTTGCCAATCTTCTTCGTTCAAAGAAGTGTGAATAACTGGATGTGTGTTATTCATTTCTCGCCAATTAAAAGTTTTTGATTCACCGGAGATACTTCAAACTTGCTTGTGATGTCTGTCATCAATCCACCCGTCTTCAAATGGTCAACTGCTTTCGCCCACGATGGATGCTTTGGTGTGAGTTCATCTTTCTTTGGAATCTGTCTTCCCATTGCTTTCTCACCATCATCATCATCATCAATGTTCAAGTTTAAGATTGAACCAAGTGCATACCTCCGTGCGTAGGTGATGGCTGAACCCATTGCTTGTGGATCATTCTGCTTAACCACCGGCATCACATAGGATGATTCCATCCATTCACCTGATTCGGAATGAACGATGATGGTTGTGAGTGCATCACCATCGGGAAATTGACTGATTGCCAAACCACATTCGCTCAATGGCTTTTGGATTGTGTCCAGTATGTTCGCCAATGACGCATACTTTTTCTTGAAGAAAGGATTGTTGGCTTCCTTTGCTACCTTGCTCACCGATGATTGGAATTTTACCAATGCACCAGCGATGTTCTTAATTGATTCTGACTTATTCATAGGAAATTTGTTTTGTGTCCGAGCATAAATAATACTGTAAACTTGTCGGGTTCAAGATAGAAGAATCTTTCCGACTCAATGCCGACCAAGTTGGTCTCAACGCATCCACCGAAATACACATCTCGCTTGATCAGGTATGGTTCAAGTTCGTCAAAGTGATGCTCAAGTAAATAGTCATCAACTTGCTTGTCAATATAGACATACCTATCCCCACCGATTGTGAGAATCCATCCGTTGATTGTTGCTTCAATCATTGTTCACCTCCCTCAATGCAATTTCAATGACGGCTTTGGCTTTGGGAGAAACGATGTTTCCCTCAACCAAATACTTTCTTACCGTTGGAAGTGATACCCCTGTTTTACGAGCGACTATTTGAAATAGTCCTTGTCTGCGTTTAAGTTTAATTGTTTCAATTGCTTTCGTGTAATCCATAACGAGAGCAAAAGTAAAATAAACTTTCTAATAATGCAAAGAAACTTTTCTTTTTGTTACAATTTTATGTCTTCCGAAAATATCAAATCTCCAAATCTTGCATTCAACTCATTCACCAATTCCATCTGTATTGATTCGGTGAACGCACTTTCAAGGAATGGCTTTGGCTTTGTACCTACTCTGTGAATCTTTCTTGCAATGGCTTTTGCATATGAATCATAGGTAAAATCTTCAGGTGGTTTGACGGCTTTGAATGCCATCCATTCTTTGATTGACTGCCATAGATACGGAGTGCCTTCAATGTGACCATTTCTTGTTGGCTTCCTTCCGTATTCCACGAACTCCCAGTAATCTTCAGCAAGAAGGATGGTGTTGATGGATGTGGGTGATTTGGTTATCTGTCCGGGGACAAAAGATTGTCTCAAAGAAGATGATGCGTTTATCTTTTTACTGTCAAGATTCGCCCAAATCGGTGGGATCACCTTCTTATTCCACCAATCAATAATGATTTGCTGAAGGAGTGAGCCTTCGGATGCATCCCCTAAATAAGTATCAAGTGCATCGGGTAATTTATCAAGGTCTATCGTAGCCATCCCACAAGCGTTAAAATTCCTAAACCTATACTTATACTCTTGAATAACTTTAAAGTGCGTGAGATGGCTTTATTTTGCTTCACAAGTGAATCATTCTCATCATTCAAGTATGCGATGTTTATCTTTTGTTTTGTGATAACCGAATCTTGTTCCGCAATAATGATGGAATCCGAGTGAACAACCTTCAGTAATTGGCTAACTTTCTGCCTTGCAATCGCACCTTTGACAAGATAACTATTCGCAACCCGAAGTGTCGCAGAATCTATGGAGACGGATTGCCCCTTCAAGCCCTGAAGATGTAGCATCAAAAGTATCAAGATAAATCGTATCATAGTGGTTCAGTTCTTTCAGTAGTGTGATTCGTTTGATCTTCTCCTTTTCAATAATCCTTTCGTGCATCTCTATATTTAGTGGTTTAATATAGCGGACTGGTTCATCATAATTGAAGAACGCCCACAACCAACTAAACAGGAACAACGCAAGTATTATGGAGATAAGGAGTGAGGACTTGGAAGTTGATTGCATAACCAGCGAGAATATCAGTTTTTGAGTCGTAGAATGGGGAAGCGTTGCCGTTGATCACAATCTCAAAATCCTCATCGTTTTGGGTGTTGTCCTCAATCAACGCAAAGATGTCGGTCATAATCTGTGCAGTATCGGAAAGAACTTCAATTGTGTTGCTCTCGCTTTCAAATACACGATCCATCACAAGCAATGCAAAGTTGTAGGTTTGAAGATTGCCACCCGACTGCAAATTGAATCCATCAGGATACAACCAAACCAACGGATAATACTCAACATTCTCAACAGTCATATTGCTCTGCTGACCAACGCCAAACTTGTGAACCATCTTATGGCTTTCGGCTGCCGTTTGAATCTTTTGAATTATTTGGTTTAGTGTCATTCTTGAGAAATTTGAGAAGTTTGGCTTCGTTGTTTTTTTGCCATTTATTTGTCCGTGTCGGGGAAGTCATAGTTCCAAAAGCAATCTTGTGAAGTTGGAAGATAAATACCACCGACAAAAGCGGTGTTCTTTGGTCGGATTGTATCAAATGTACTGCCGGGATTCAAGAACAAAGGATAGTCATTGGTATATGTGCGAAGATAATCCCTCAGTCGGTTGGCATAGTATTCGGCTTTATCACGATAACGACCTTCAATCATTGTCATTTCCTCAACTGATACCGCCCTTGCATTGTCACTCTCACGAGATGCAACCGATTTGTTCATCAGTTTGAATGTCATTGGAAGCATTGCTTCGGTCAATGTGTAATACTTCAAACAAGGTGCGATGTATGAATCCAAAAGGGTAGTATTTAACTGCGTTAATGTTCCAGCAAATGCTTGTACTTGCAACTCATTGTAAATGCCTGAACCAATCACATCACGGATGTAAATCTCTTGAGCTTCTTTGATTGCTGACTTCAGCAACTTATCGTCAACATTCTCATTCAAAGGCGTGTTCGACTTCAAATAACTCGTTGATATGAAATATACAAAATTGGTCATCGTTTAATCCTCCTTAATAATTGTTGTTGCCAAATGTGACGGCATTGTGGGGTGGTGATTCCAGTTTCTTTGTTGGTGTACCATTCCCCTCTGCGTTTCCATACATCGTAACCAAGTTGTGCAGACATTGCGTTAATGTCCTCCCTTGAATATACACGATTACTTTCCACGATTTGACGGCAGAAATCACGAGTGGTTGGGATAACCAAAGTACCTTTGATTCCAGCGGCTAAAGCATAACCATAACGCACCACAATCTCGGTTTGCAATCTCTTTACTTCTTCAACTCCTTTCGGGGTTGTTTCTAATCCGTCCTCGTATGATTTGATTAACTCCGCTTTGGCAAGTTTAGCAATGGCATCAGCGACAACCTTTGCATCCAGTTTGGTGATGTTCACTATGTCTCCAACTTGCAACCCTTTGTTCTCTTTCAACACATTCAAAATCGCAGTTTCAACGGCATCCACGAACTCAAACTTGTACGCTTCAAAGTTGTCTGCACTCTCTCCGTATTGTTGAAATACCTTGATGTCTCTTTCATCATCCCATCCAAAAGGATTTTGTTTTGATAGGGCAACATTCAAAGGTTCTTCAATCTCATCAAATCCCAACTCTTTTCTTGCTTCGTTTCTGTCAATGATTCCAGCAGTAAACAACGCTTGATAGTCAAGACCGATTGGTGGTTTATTGATGGTCTCTAAGCGAACTGATGCGATAGGTTCAAGCAAGTAAGCAAAGGTATCATCAATCTTTTGTTGACGGGGTTCAATGTAGGCGTGATGGAACATCTCATAGGCTTCAATCAACTCACTACGACCACCCAATTGTCCCTCTACACGAACTCCAAACAACATTGGAGAGTTCACCTTATGTGCAACAAATATCTCTTGTTGTACGGTCTTGTTCAACAAGTCAAATTGCTTGTCAAAATCCGAAGGTTGAAGGTTGTTGATGACTGATTCCTTCTCTGTTGGATCGTTGTATTGGATTATTAACCCACCGGCATTGTCCGTGCCTTGATAACTTTCCTTGAATCTCCTTGCAGTTGCACGAGCTTCTTCAGGTGTGGGAATACCTTTGAATAACTGGATGTGAGTTTGTGCCGTGAATCCGTTCTTAATGCTATTCAAATAATAGTTGGATATCTCGGTGTCAACCTCAATGTATTTCAACGCACCTACATAATCAGGCAAGGGATATTCGCCTTGTCCGGGACGATAGAATTGGCAATAATACAATTGCTTTGATTCCCTTGTGATTGGGTTGTATGGTTGATAGTGGATTTTCTCCGCTTTGGTATCTGTCCAGTCCGCACAATACACATATTCACCCTCAAGACCTTTGCGGACATTCTTGAATGGAATGTGATAATACTCCGAAGGTGCGGTCTTTGCCTTGTTCCAAATTACCTCAATTGCAAACCCATTGAACAACTCGGCATCGTATGCTACTTTTGCTTTGAGTTCCTCGTAGGTCTCGTAGGCGTTGATGCTTTTGAGTTTGTTTTGGATTTTGGCGATGTCGGTGGTGTTTTGTCCGTAAACTTCAGTACCAATTCCAGCCACATATGAAGCTTTTGCAGAAACGATTGCATTGTGTTTTGGGGATTTGTTAAATAGTTCAATTAGAAAATCAGGATAGAGATTGTCTGCTCCGAAGGTCACGAATCCTTTCGCCTTGTTTTCTTTAAAAACAGGGAGTTTGTTATCGTGAAAGTTTATTCTTTGGAATATCATCTCTATCAAATAGCAATCAATCTTTTTTGTTTGAGAACTTGTCAATAGATGTGAATCCAAGACAAGCAATCACGATGAATTCAACCGCAGTCACCAACTCTGGAGATGGTACGATATCAGCAGGAGACAAACTATTGTGAGCCATAGTACCAAAAAGTACAAAAGCACCGATGATCCCAACGAATCTTTTTGAGGACATTTCTCCTTTGTCACCCGTGAAAATTTCTAAAAGTTTTTTCATAAATCCTTACTTTCTAAAAGTGTATATGTGAATGAATTGCCGTGTAAGGTGGCAGCCTTCTTGACTAAAGCCATAAACTCGTCAAAATCTGCTGACTTTTTGAACACCTGACAACCCTCACTCCAATTCTCAACATAGGTTGAATCTGCCCCAGCCTTGTGGATGTTGATCCCGTAGATGCCCTCTGTGATTAACTTGGTGTCATAGGTCATATCCTTGTTTGCATCTCTGTAAACCTTCACGGGTTTGGCTTGTTTTAAGGCTTCGTATTTACCTTGATGCAATCCGATTGCGTGTGAACCACGATATTGTCCGGGAACTAAACGAGCAACGCCTTGTGCATTGTGAAATTCCTTCACTCCCTTTGTGCCTGGATCGGTTGTCGCAGCCCATTTCTTAAAATGCCATACATCTCCGATTTTGTAACTCACGGTTAAGAAGTCATCAAAGACATTTGTCACCTTGCTACCAGTATCCGAATTACGAATACCGATGATATTGATGTTGTAATCCCCATTTTCAAAAAAGGCATATCCTTTCGCCTTCATTGCTACTTTGATTTTGTCTATCATTTGCCTTGTCTGTTATATGGTTTTGAACTCTTGTGTTTGTTCTTGTGCTTGGTATGTCTGCCAAGTTTTTTTTTGGGTTTTACCCGAAATGATGTGATGTTTACTTTGGCTGCCATAAGTACATTCTAAAATAGTCAAAATCCTCTTTCCCACCTTCGGAGAGATAGTTCAAATAAGCGTCATAGATCACTCCTTTAAACTCAATCGGTGTGGTTGTGGTATCTAATCCAGCACCTACCATCTTCACCGCATACACCTCCATTTGGTCTTGAACAACTTGCATCTGTTGAACCACGGCTTCGGCTTTCTTTTCAGCATTCACCACGGCTTCTTTCAATTCGGCTTTTTCTTGCACCTTGCCTTCAACCATTTGTTCTCCTTTGGCTTTTGCTACGGAGACAACTGCCGATGCTTGACGAAGATTTGATTCAACCTTTTTCAACATTGCTTCCACCTCATCAATCGGGGGTGTTGTAACTGCACCAACTGGGAAGGCAATCTCAATGGCTGCGATAAATACGCAAAACAAAATGACAAAGTACCTCATAGTTTTTTTACGGTGTTGATAATGCGAAGTTCTGTAATGGCAGCAGCCAATGCGGAATCGGATTTCTTAAGAGCATATCCAAGACGGTCAATCTTCAAATCCAACGCTTCAATTTTCTTGTTGGAGTTCTCAAGTTGCTCGGTGTAAGATGACTTGACATCATAGTATAAATAGCTCACACCTACCAATGCAAGGAAAGCAACCCCAGCAACGGGATTCTTTCGGAATTGATCAAACGAAATTGGTAGCGGATTTGCGGATGGTTTTTTTACGGTCATTTGATGCGATTAATTTTTTTAGCCCAATAGATAACAGCCAAAACGCCCGAAATAATACCAAGAATCCCCACACCAAAAGTAACAAGGGGTTGATAAATTTGAGCAAAAGTGATGACCGCTGATGAACCCGTGATGGCGGTGGCAATGGCTGCGGTGGTATCATTAAGGTTTTTCATTTAGATCGGGAAAGGTGGTGGTGGTGGTGGGATGTATTCGGCTTCGGGTAAATCTAAAACCCAAGCATATTCGGTAATTGCAACTTCTGGTTTATCTTCATCTGATAGAAACAAAAACCAAACGCCATTAATATCTTGAACGCAATTAAAGAATTGATAAGGCGTGTAATACTGCCCTTGAATCTGCTCGTATTGTTCGGGTGTAAGTGTGTAACCTATCATCATACTTGTCTTGAAAGGGTTGTTTGAAACGCTTGTACTGCGGTGTAATGGTCACTGGCTTGGGTGTCGGTTAACCCGTCAGAATAATAGTAATATGAAATAAGATGATTATCAAAAAAAGTTGCCGTCCCGTTGCTATTTGTTGCCCCTATGTACATATTTTGATTTGGCAAACTTGCAATTGTTATAGTGCCACTTGCTCCTGTTGTATTATTAGCATAAATCTTTGATGTTGTACTCAATTGATTTGCTTGAACCATTCCGACTGTTCCACCAGATACCGAAATTGCACCTTCTGATGGTCTAAAAAATTCAGTAAAATTATATGATTTAAAAGAGTGAATTAAAAAACTTGGAGGCGAAGCACCATGATAAGCATCCGCTTGACGATTTGCCGTTGAACTTGTATACCCGCCAAAACTCAAAGAAGTAACAGATAAATTAGTACTTGCATTTAAGCCACTATTTAAAAATGCACTTGTTCCGTTTGGCGTTGCCCCATCACTGGCAAAAGTCCATCCACTTGAAAAACTACCCGTAAAACTTGACGATTTTAAGTTCTGCGCACACGCCGCCGCACTTGCACCAACCATTGGATAAATGGCTTTCATTGCTGACCATACACCATCCGCCTTCATGCTAACCACTAAAGTATTGGTTGCATCTTTTTCGGTGGTTGTAAGTGATCCACCCGCAGTTGTAACGCGGTCAAAAAATGCTTGTGCATCGGGGTCAAAGCCACCGCCACTACTGGCAGTAAACCCGCCAACCCTTACACCAACACCAACGCCAAACATTATTCTCCGTACATTACAACCGATCCACTCGCCAAGGTGATTGAACTGATGTAACTACCATCGGCAACGGCAATGAATGTGCCTTGCTTTAATGTTACGCCACTCAATCCCAATGGTGTCATTAACGATGCACTTGCCTGGTCTAAAATTGCTGAAACAACGGCATCCGCGTTCACCACAAACCCACGGAATCTTCCCGTGTTGGCACTTGTGTTTGATACGACCTTTGAACCCGTGTAACCCGCGCTAAATGAACTTGCTGAAATACTCATATCAATAAAACGATTAAATGGTTATTTGTTCCACATTCTCCGCACCATAAATGGCTACCAATGCATCGTACACGGCATTCACCAACAACGATTCCGCTGGGATTGTTTCGTACGATACCACTGATAATTCAAGGTTGGAAAAAGTGGTGTTAAAATCTTGAATCCCTTGAATCGGTGCTTTTCCTTCTGCCAATGCTTGAACACTTGCAAAAACAAAGGTTGCGATTTGTGCGGGGATTACTCCGTCTTTTTGTGATTTGTTTACACTGTAACCTTCTGCGATTACAACTACTGAACCTGATGGAATTGACAAGCCACTTGTTAGATTTACGCTTGTAAGGATTGATATTGCTTTCATTTATTATTTGTTTACAAAATTAGAATAAATCGTTCCAAGTGCTACCATCGTAGCAACATAGTTTGTTAGTTGTGGAATCGTACAAAACCAATCCCGCGGCGGGTGATGCGATGGCGTTCTTTTGGGTTGTTGTCATTCGGGGTGGTAGGAATCCACTTGTCGTTGAATCTACTTGAAGTTTTGCACTTGCATTTGGCGAAAGTAAACCCGCACCGATTGTAATAGTTTGTGGGAAATAAGCGTTACCATTAGAACCGTTCAAATAAATACTTGTGTATGCGTCATTTTCTGTATTTATGTTGGTTAATCTAAGTGAACTTGTTAAAACTAACTTTTGCATAGTGTTAACACCATCATCCCTTACACTCATTAACTGCGTACCCGCACTATTCTGCACCAAAAGCGATGTAGTGGCGGATGTTGAGCCACTGCCTTTGATGTGTAAACGAGATGTTGGTGCTACTTCTCCAATTCCTAAATTTCCACTTTTTAATACTAACCGATAATCTGTACCATCATATATACCCAACGCATTTGCACCAACAGACCCATTACTACTTGTTGTACTTATAATTAAATAGTTTAATCCCGCAGCCCCTGCGTCAAGTGCTAATGTTGGTCCGCCACCCGTAGCCGTTCCGTATCTTAAAGCCAAATAAGCGGGAG